TCGATGTAGATCACGTTTTCAGACCCGCACTCGCTGCAGGTTTCGCCGTTTGTGGCCTCTTCACCATCCGGCATGTACTGGCGAAGAGCTTGAAGAACAGAGCGGGTAAAAGAAACGATTGAACCGTCTGCCTTTTCAAGCTGCTCGATTACGTACCGGATCGGTGTTCCGTGCCGAAGGGAAAGACTAAGCATTCTCGTCATACCCCGAACCTCGTCGTCAGGGGCGTAGCTGTTAATGTCTTCAATCACAACCTTTCCGTCTTTGGCTTCAAGGTCATACACCCCTCCACCATGCTTGCGAATTTTGCCTTGCTCGAATCCCTCGTTATCGGAGTTGACAAAACGGATATTTACGCCTGTGTCTCCACCTGTTTTAATTGCAAACACCTCGTATGGATCTTCTTCTAAGAAGCCAACAAGAATCTTCCAGTTGTCGCCTCTGTAGCGGATTTGGTGGATCTTGCAATCAAGAACCTCCGGGCGCTCTGGAGCGTCGGTGTGGGTAATTTCTCCATCTTGATCCTTCACAGACTCGTTTGAAAGCACCGAATCTCTGCTTCCGTCCCGAAAGATTGTGCATCCTTTACAACCGGATTTCCAACTTCGCATATAAACGTCTTCTACAACGTCCATCGGAACGTCTTCTGGAAGATTGGTTGTGACAGAAATGGAGTGGTCAATATGTCGTTGGATTACGCCTTGAAGCTCAACCTTCTTTCTCCAATCCACGTCTTCGACTGTCGCACCGTCATATGGGCTTTCCTTTTTCATTCGGTCTACGTCTTCAGGGCTATACTGCTCGACGTTATCAGTATCGTAGCCGTTTTTTTCCATCCAAAGCTTAAACTTATCCTTGAAAACCGGAAATTCAACCCACTCGTCTCCGGTTTCATCTACGTAATCTGGCTCAACGTCTTCGTCGTGATTGATCTTTCTCTTTCGAAAGAAAGACGGGGCATACATGTTTTCAATGCCAGACGTGGTTTGACAAAGCGTAGACACCGTTCCGGTTGGGGCATTTGTCAGGATTGCAACATTTCGACGCCCATGTTCCATCATGTCTTCGAAAAGCTCAGGGTCTTCTTTTTTGATTCTTGACAGGAATGGATTATTTTCGCCTTCAACGGACTCGTCCCAACTTGGAAACGGACCCCTTTCTTTTGCAAGTTCTACGCTCTCACGGTACGCTGAAAGCTTGAGTGTCCTGTAAATTTCGTCTACAACCCCGAAGCTTTCGTCGCTTGCGTACCTGTATCCAAGAGCGGCTAGCGTGTCACCTAGTGCAGTTGTTCCAAGCCCGGTTCTACGCCAATTAATCGCCTGCTCTTTGATTCTTTTCCAAAGGTTTTTTTCTATACCCTTTACAACTTCTTCTTCGGGGTCATCTTTTACCTTTTGAAGAATTCGTTCAACGGCCTCGATTTCAAGGTCCACAATATCGTCCATCATTCGCTGCGAGTACCGGACCTCTTCTGCAAACCGCTCAAAATCAAAATATGCATTTTCTTCAAACGGATTTTCTACATACGCAAACAGGTTAATTGCAAGAAGCCTGCAAGCGTCCCCGTCTGGAAGAGGCACCTCTCCACATGGGTTAGTTGAAATTTCTTTCATTCCCGGATACTGGTTTGCGGGACTTTCCCTGTGAATTTGGTCAATCCAAATTGTTCCCGGTTCTCCACCCGGAATGTCTCCGGGGCCATAGTTATTTTTAACGATATTTTGAAAGAGTTCTTTCGCGTCAATCGTCTTTGTCACGTCAGCTTCTTCCGGGTCGCACTCTACAGGCCAACGAAGCGTGTACTCTTCCTCTGCTTCAACCGCCTCCATAAACTCGTCACGGACCTTCACAGAAATATTAGCTCCTGTAACAGCCGTCTCGTCTTGGGCTTTCAAGTTCACAAACTCTTCAACGTCAGGGTGCCTACAGTCAATAGTAAGCATAAGAGCACCCCTCCTGTTATTTTGTGCTACCTCTCTAGTTGTGTCCGAATACCTGTGGGCAAAACTAGCGGCACCTGTTGACGTTCGAGCTGCATTTTGAACTTTTGTTCCCCGTGGTCGAAGGTGAGAAAGATCGGTTCCAACTCCACCACGGCGCTTCATAATTTGAGCGAGTTCTTGATCGGTTTTTAGAATATTTCCGTAAGAGTCTGCATCTGTTTCCCGGACCACAAAACAGTTTGAAAGACTCATGACTTGAAATGGGTTTCCACACGCGCTCATGACCGAACCTTGTGGGACCGGGCCTTCAAAGTCTTTCATAAGCTCATAAAGCTTATCTTCACTTGTTTCATTTGGGTATTTTTTTTCTACCCGATGAAATTCCCCCGCAAGCCGTTTGTGCATGTGGTCAGGCGTGTATTCGTACACTTTCTCTTCCCCCTCCCGAAGTGCATACTTGTTAAGGAAATTTGAAGCCTCCATCGAACCACCATCAAAGTAACCCATACTTTGATTCATGGCCTCGTCGTAACTAATCGGTTCTCTGTTCAAATTATTCTCTTCTTTATCCATCTTGTTTTTAACGTTTCTTTCTGTTAATGATTTATTTTTAAATTGTACGTGTATGTATATAGTAAAAGTTACCAGTCCATTTCTTTTTGTTCGGTCAACTTGCCGCTTTCAAGAAACTCGTCTGCAAGTCTTGAAATCTTTTCGTTCTTGTTCTTTTGCCTCTGCCTTTGCATGTCCCGGATCATCTCGTTGGCTTTATCAGTATTTTTCTCGAAAACTTCAATCTTGCCGTGCTCGGTATCAATGTGGGCAGGGTAAGTCATTCCATCCGGACCAAACCGATTTTTCATAAGGTGAATACGTGCGGTGTTTTGCTCTTTGTCGTCTGAAGTTCTGGAAAGGCTTGCAATAAAGTCAGAGTGCATAACTTTTTGGTAAGAGTCGGCAATCATTTCCGCACCAATTACGTCTGCAGAGTTTCCTTCGCGGTTTGCCTGTGATACCGTCCAGATCGGGACTTCAAGCTCGCTTGCAAGTGCTCGAAGCTCGATGTATATTTGTCCTGCACGTTGGTAGCTATTTCCATCGTAGCTTTTCCCGCTTGCGGCTTTCAAAAGGTCTGCATAGTCAACTAAGATAAGGTCTGGCTTTCGGTGAAGAGTTTCCATGCGCCCAACGTGGCCCCGAAGACTTGACGTGCTTACAGACCGGGCAGGCCACTCTTGAATAGCAAGCTCGCCCCCACCCTCTTTTAGCTCTTTCACTAAAGGCTTGATTTTATCTTGGTTGTGTCTAACGTCTGTGGGGTTGATTCCTCCAAGAATGCTATCGTATCGAAGTCCGGTCTGGTCTTCGGAAAGCTCCAGCGTGTAGTGTGCAACCATTTTCCCTTCTTTCAACGCGGCCATGCCCAAGGCACAAAGCATCCAAGTCTTACCTGCTCCCGAAGCTCCAACAAAACTTCCAAGTTCTCCATTTCCAAGCCCCCCGTCCATCGCCTCATTGATGATTTTCCAAGGAGTAGGAACGGTATCTCTTGCGCTTTTTTTGATTCTTTCTTCAAAGTCTCTTGTGTAAATGTGGCCTACGTTTTTATCCATCCCGGCGTTTAAAGCGTCGTCTACACGGGAACGGATCTGGTCGTAGTCTCCAACTTTCATCAAGTCTACGCTTTCAACAATTGCGACCTTCATCGCTTGGTTTTTTGCAAATTCAAGAAACTCGTCTTTAACGTATTGAAGATCGTTAGCGTCAAGATTTTTGTAGATTTTGCGAAGACTTTGAATAACAACGCTTTGAAACTCTTTGTCGTCTTGTTTGGAGAGTTCAGTTTTGAAATAGTCTAAACTTGCGGTGTCTCTGTATTCTACCCAATACTCTTTAAGCTTTTGGCAAATCCACTGGTTTGCATTACTATCGTAGTAATCCGGGTCTAAGATATCGACCATTCGTTCCATAAACCGCTTGTCGGATATCAAGGAAGCAAGCGTCTTCGTTTGAAAACTTGTTCCAAACTTCGAAAGGTTGTCTTTTTCTTCAATCATTTCTATGTTTTGAGTTGAAAGGTTCGTCTGCTGGTAATGCTTTTCTTCTACTTTTTGTCGTCTTGCTTTGCAAACCGATCCAGCTTCGAAAACCTATCATATACCCACTGGTTCGGGTTATCAATAGCGTTCCATAGCTGGTCTTGCTGGTAAAGGGACCGAAACTGCATCCGGTCAAGGGTAGATTTGTCGTTTTCACACGCTTCTCGGATTTGCTTAGACTTCGATAAGCTAATATCTACGTCGTGAAGTTGCATCAATTTCCAATTTCTTTTTAGAAGATCCCTGTTATTTACGACGCGCTCATATGTAGTTGATTCGTCGGTTCTCTTTTTGGCGTATTCTACAACTTCATCGATATTCACACGATCTTCTTTTTTGATAAGCTCAGAGAACTTGTCTTTGATCCGTTTTTCACCGACGTACGGGACTCCCGGAATATTGTCGGACGTATCACCTTCGATTGTACGGTAAAGCATAAATTGATGGGGTGGAACCCCGTACTCGTCATAAACGTCCGTTGGACCGTACACATTCTTCTTAGACGGGCTCCAAACGGTCGTTCTCCGGTCTACAAGCTGGAGGAAGTCTTTATCTGTTGACATGATAACAATTTCGTTATCATCGGTGTTGTACACTCCGGTTTTGATGTATGCAATCACGTCGTCTGCCTCAATTGAATCAATCATAACGAACGTGACGGGAAGGGCTTTCATGTACCGGGCAATCCTTGTTGCCTCTCTGCTTTTGTCTTTTTTAATTTGCTCTTCACTTCCCTGAAAATCGTAAAACCGATTAGACGTAGAACCGGATTTTCTTCCTTTCTTGTAGTCTTCGTATATCTTTCTTCTTCTTTGGCTTCCACCCTTTCCGTCAAAAACAACAATACACCGGGTAGGCTCAAACTTTTTAATTGCATACCCAAGGCTTTGAAGAAAACTTGTAATTCCACCGATATGAAGACCATCGTTATTTGTGGTCGTAGAGACGTGAAAGCCTCGAAGAAACGTGTTCATTCCGTCACATACCAAAATCCTGCTATTTTTGTGTTGAGAGTCTTCAAGTTCTTTCTTTTTGTCTATCTTTTGAAGTATCTTGTCAAACGTTGAATCTTTCATAAAACATTTGTAGGATAAATTTGGGGTTGTATGCTCGCTTTCAGGCAAACACACAACCCCAATGATTTTTCAGGTTGCACCGATAAGACAATTATTGCTCTTCCGGTTCCGATTCGTCGTCAATGACGTATTCAACCTCCTTTCGCGTCCAGTCTTGATCATAGGAAAAGAGAACGCTTTCTTTCAAGCGTTCAAAGACAAATTCCTTGAACTCTTCGTTTTCAATCACCTCGTCTTTAAACGTGGCTTCTTGAAACTTCTTTGCGTCGTCTTTGTCTTCTGTTGGACCGTCCGGATGGTAATACTTGACAATATTACCATCATCGTCAAGCTCGTCTGCGACGTAGTACCAACCTCTAGAACTGTGTTGAATCCAGTTGTTGTCCTTTAAGATCGGCCACCAGCTTCCAACATCGTCAATTCCGGAGTTGAAATAAAGCTCAAACTCGCAACTCTTTCCCGGTGGCGCAAGACGATTTTTTCGAATTCTTGGGCGAATCGTAGCCCCCACAGGTTGTTTCCGTCCATTGATTGTCCCGGTAATAGACTTGGATTTCCGAAGCTCAACGCGAACAGAGGCGTGAAACGGAACCGCTTTTCCTCCCGGCACCACGTACTGCTTTCCATACATCGTTCCCACGTTGTCTCTAATTTGATTTGTGAAGAGAAGAAGAACCTTTTCTTCTCCCATAAGCCGGGTAATCTTACGCATAGCACGGCTCATCACAATGGCCTTGTCCGTGGCAAAACCTTCTTTGTCGAAATCTCCGGTATCTTCTGATTCAGTTGTCATTCCGGCAATCGAATCGATAACAACCGTAACAATTCGGTCGCTGTCTTTTTCGCGGATTTTCTTCACAATTGTTTCAAGGTGCTCGAACACCTTCTCTACCCGGTGCTCAGATACTAAAACGAATCCTTCATCGGGCTTAATCCCAATGGTTCTTAAAAATTGCGGATCAACGGCGTTTTCCGTATCAATATACACCGCAATTCCGTCTTTTCGTTGGGTATGAGCCAAAACGTGACTTGCAATGAGGCTTTTTCCCGAACCGGGCGAACCGTGAAACTCGACAATCTTTCCAACCGGAAGTCCACCATCCTCTTTGTTTGAAATAAGCATGTCAAGAACCGTGGAACCTGTTGAAATCCATTCTTGAACGTTTGAAGGGTTATCTTCATCGTTCAAAAAATAGGCTGTCTTTTGTCCAGAAGAGCCACTTCTGTTTAAGCTACTTTTTATTGTGCTTGCTAATTGATCTTCTGTTGACATATAGGTTTGAAGATTTGATGATTTGAATAAAACGCCCGTAGGTTTTTCTGCCTACGGGCGAAAATTTCGGCTTTCAAAAACCGTTTTAAAAAGCGTGTTACTCGCCAAACATCGAATCGAACTCTTCTTCAAGCTCGTCAATATCGGACGATTCTTCGCTCATGACCGAACCGCTTTCTTCGTCGGAAGATTCTTCGGAAGAATCCTTCGAAGACGTGCTTTCGTCGGAAGAACTACTATCACTTCCCGGAAAGTCAACGGCTTGACTCTGGTACTTCTCTTTGTCAAATCCGGCGTCACGATAATCCTCTAGAATACGCTTTAGCTCATCGTACTCCGGAACGTCGAAAACGTCGGTAATGTGAACTTGATTTTCAATTAGCTCGTCTACCTTGTCCGGATCATTAGTGATCGGGCTTCGGTTCGGCAGAATCATAATGTCCGTCTGCGGAAACTTCGTTGGGCTTTGGTCACGTGGGGTGTACTTCACCTTAATGTCCATGCCTTCGGTTGGGTCAATGAAGTTTCCATAATCCGGGTCGTCAAGATACGTTAGAAGCTCTCGGTAGATTGTCTTACCGAATCCCCAATACCGGACGCCTTCAGACTCTTCTCCGCGAACAAGCACGGGTGCGAATGTCCGTGGCTTCGGCTCAATGTCGTTGGCAATTTCATACTTCTCTTTACCGCCAACGCGCCGGAGTTCTTTGCAGAACTCAACGATTGGGTCTTTTTTACCGATTGGCTCTGACGCCGGACTCACGTAGTTCTTACCCGGAAGATTGTAGTGAAACTTTAGCTCCACAAACGGAAAGTTCTTCTGGTACTTATTCGGTACGATCCGAATTTTCTGTTCGCCTTCGCTTGGCTTCCACAAGTTGCTGGAACGCTGCTTGCGGTTTTGAAGACGATTAAGCGTGTTTTTGATACGACTTGTATCTAAATCGAAACTACTCATAGATATGATGTAGAAATTTAAAGGTTAATGGGTTAACGTGTTAATGTGTTAACGGGTTAACGAAAGGGTTTTGGGATCAGACCTAACGGTGATCTTGTTTCCCGTTTCCCCTTTATGTGCAATTATAAATAGAGCACACGCGAAAAGCTTCGTGAAGAGAGTATTAAGGTTGTGTGAAGCGTCTGTGAAGATCGGTGTGAAACAAAAAAAGCTCGCCTCTGTTTAAAGAAGGCAAGCTAAACTAATCAAAAACCAAAAAGTAAAAATGGGCGTAATAAGCTTTTTTGTGGCCTACTACATTTTACAAACTATTGTAGTGCCGGGAATGATAATCCATGAGCACTACTACGACTTTCCCAAGCTTAAATTTAATGATATGGGATTTCTCGTAACGTTTACGTTCATGCCTTTCATCACGCTACCAGCGATTTGTGTTTCAATGATTATGGCTGGAGAGAAGTCTTGCATCCCACCGGAGTACACTAAAAAAGACATAGGACGGTTTGGGTGGTCATTTCGGAAATGTCAAATGCACATGAATCCTGCAGAAGTAGTGGCAGATGAAGTTTTAAGACTCGTTTGGGAAACTCCGGATGGTATTTTAGAACCTTCAAAGCACAACATAGACGTTCTACACAGAGAGATCAGAAGAAGAAACACAATGACTTAAAAATCGTATGGGCCATCTTCTTCTACAGACGTGTGCTCAATGTCAAAAAGGTTTGTGGGAACCTCTCGAAGCTCCCCGCCAACGTTAAGCAGGATGCAGTTTTGATAATTTTCCCAAGGAACCGAATACTCTTTGTCAAGTTCACCATCATTTAGACGAACAATAAGGCTGTTTAGCGCGTTGATCGTATAAATGGTATTCGTCTCTTTTTTCCGGTGAACGGAAATTGTTTTGTGCATCCGGTCGTTGTCTGCCTCTGTATTTATATTATATGTGCAGTATATGTCCTTTGGGTTGTTTTCGTCTTGCAGAATGAAAATCTTATCAAAGGCGACCTCGTAATGATTTTGAATTTCCTCTATCGTTTCATCAATAGAAGAAATGTCTGTAAACGTAAGTAACAACTGAGTTTGCAACTGACTTCTCGGTTTGGAGTGTATTCACTTTATATGTATTTAAGGTAAACGATTTGTTAAGAGTTATCTTTCTTCGCTTCTTCTCGAACAGTTTCAATAACCTCTTCCCGCACTTCTCTTGGCGTTTCGAAGTCTTCCAACACAGATTCAAGTACAGAAAGGTCTTGTTCATTTGTGGGGTCTGGGTACCCTTTGTCACATCTATAAGACCATTCGTTTACTACTTGACCTAAAAACTTTTTGAACGTTTCGTTCATTTGACTGTTTTTGTTTGTATGTAATTTATACATTTATATGTAGCCAAAGCTTAAAAAACTTTTTAATATACATGGTTAAATGTAGCCTTTAAACTTTGGGTCGTTTTCCACGATTTGTTGATTGCGATAAAGATACGTTTTTGAAACCCAAGCTAAATCGTAGCTTGTATCAGAATGATAATAAAACGGATCGTCGTAAAACGTAGGATCTAGACCATCTTCCATTTCCCTGTAAAACTCTTTCCGGGCCTTCATTTCAGAGGGGTCTTGAACGTTAAGAACAATAATCATATCTTCTTCATGTCGTTATAGTTATTTCCGGCATAAACTTTTGCTCGGTGGTTGTGAACTTCCATTTTCGAACGAAGTCTGTCAACTAGATCCCGGTCAAACGTTTTCATGTCAACAAGAACGCTATCGTACGTATATAGGCTAATGTACACGTCTTTTCTACTTTGTGACACAGAAAGCATGTTCTGAAGAGACTTTGAAGCTACTTCCGTTTCATGAGACTGAAGGAGATAATTAAATACCTTACTTTTTGAAGGGTTTTGGATATTTCGTATTCTTCTTCTATACACTGGAGTCTCGATGAACCCGTGCTTTTGATAAAGCCCCCAAAGCCTCTTTTTAAGCTTTTCAGATTGGTGAAAAAACTCGTATTTCAAAGAATCTTCAACTGTTGACCCATAAAGGTACCGAAAACTTAGCTTCTTGCTTTCTTCATACTGCTCGTCTGTTAAGGTTTCGGTGCCGAAGTATTTCTTTCCAAGATACGTATGAGCACTTGTTTCCTCAAACTCGTAACCGATAAGCTCGGCAACAAGTCGAAGGTGAAAAGCGTCGTAATCTAAGTTTACAAGCGTTCCACCTCCGAACCTGCTTTCGTACTTTTTTCTTGACCCATCTTCTTTGTTAATTGCTGCGTAGTTTACGTTTCCAAAAGCATTTGACGGTCTTCCGGTGGACGTGTATATATCGTAATTGCTATATGCTAGTCCATTTTCGTCTACAAGGTGTGGCTTTCCATGCTCTTTGTTCCACATCTTTTCATTTACATGCAGCCCGTTTGACTCAATTTTCCGAAAATTCTCTACAACCGTATTTAAGTAGTTTCGGTACACCGGGGAAGAAAACGTTTCACTTCCCACGTCTTTTGAAGCTTTTGATGTGTACTTTGCAAGCTGATCCGTTAGCTTGTAAATTGGAACAAAGTCTAAAGGAAAGTCAAGCTTGTTGAACTTTCGTTCGTGCTTTAGCTTGACTTTAACAAGGTCTTCACCGTCTATGAAACGCTTTAGATTTACGTCTCTTACGTTTTTGAACCCGGAAAGGTGTCTACACCTTTTGTAGTCAAAAGCGTACACAGGACTTTCGTAGAGCCTTGAAATATACGTCTCGGGAACGCGCCCACAATCTCGGTGAGTTTTAGACAGGACGTATTTATCCCCGCTCGGGTAAAGGCGAACATACACAAACGAGCATTCCGTTTGTGCAGGATGTTTTTTTGTTGTTCTTGGAACCGGACAAACAATTCGCTCGTCTGCCTTTTTCCAAGAAGGGAAAAAATCCCGGTTAAACTCTTTTTCTGTTTCAACGATCTTCGTTGCCACGATAAAATTGTAACGGGTTTGTTAATACTTGATCTATTCCTTCGAGTTGTTCGTTGTATAAACGCACAAGCCGTTTGTTTGTTTCTTCAACGCCCCGATCAATCGGGTACCCAAGGCTATTCTCAATCTTATCTTTTGGTCCGGTGAGTCTCCATTTGATTTTAGCACCTTCATAGACCTGTCTTGAAATTCCGGAACCTCTTTTTTCAAACTGTCGGTACTGAACCCGGTCAACTTCAAACGGCAGGCGCTCTTTTACGTTTTTGCGCTTTAAAAAGTAACGAACCATAAATCCCCGATCATAGTCAGATTCAGAGGGTTGAACCTTCTTAGGAACAGGCTCGATAGAATCCCGAATCTGTGTAGTGAATATCTTCGGTTTGGAATTTTCGTATCTGTCCTTTAAACTCATTTCTTAATTGTCGTTTGAAAATGGATTTGGGGCAACAAAGTTTGCCTCTACATTTGTTCTCCACTCGTCAGAAGATATTTCGTGGCTTACGTTTTTAATCATGTACACCCCGTCAACAAATGGCCGGGGAAGGTTCGCAACTGTAATCGTTTGGAACCTTCGGAGGCCGGATATGCCTTCAAATTCTAAGCTTATGTTCACTGGAAGCGGGGTCGTTCCGTTTCTTGGGCTGTTTTTATCTTGGTCTTTAAGAAGCTGTTCTTTAAATAGCTCTGCACCCACGTCGCTAAACACGTATCCGTCAAGCCCGGTTCTAAGAGATCCCCGAAGAACCCCGTCTTCTGGCTGTTGCGTCAAACTTTGTTCGTTTGAAAACTGCTCGTTTAAGTTTTTTTCAAGTGGGGTTACAGACTTTCGATCTTGGGTCGAGTCTTTCCCCCCGGACTCGGGTTCTTCTTCTCTTGGCGCGGCTCTTTTTAGGTCACGAACCGTATCGGTGACAAAATCTACGCCGAAAAGTTTTTGGATTGTGCCCTTGGAGTTGTTGTAAATGCCGTCTTTTTCGCTTCCGGTTTCACGGGTTTGACTTCCAAGGTACATTTGACTCATAAGACCCTTCGGAAGATCAAAGTCAAATGAAAACGACTGGACAACCGTATCGGTCGTGAACGGAAAGAACTCATACGCTTTTGAAATAGCGGTATCCACGTCGTCAGGACTTGCGTTCATGTCCACAACAACCAAGTTGTTTCCTTCAATTTCGATTGAAAAGTCCCATATGTTAAAACACGCATCGCTACATCCCCGGAGAATCGTCTCGACGGTATCCATGATATTCTCTTTTTGCTCGGCGGTGTCTTTTAAAAACCCGACATTTATATACATGTTATACACGTAGCCAAGCCTCTTGTTACCTCCGGGAATTGAAGGAACCGTTTCGTCTGTGGCGGTAGACGTTGGGTTTTGAGAAGGCTTTTGTTTAAACCCCCGAACTTTAAGGCCATTTCCACTTCCGTTGTCCCCGCTTGTTATGCATTTTTTCTCGTTTGTAGAAAGCATGTTTGGATACCAACTTGCAAACGAGTCTCGGCTATCGAAGTGATAAAACTTGATTTTGGGATTTTCTCTATTTACGCTTTCTACGTACGGGTTAAGAACGTTCTGCTCAAAATAATGCCAACTCATAAACGTCTCTTCACCAAACTGGACAAGATGGCCTCCGGTAGATCCTTGATCTAAGTCTTCATTAATCTGTTTATCTAACGTACCGTCTTTTACGACGTGTTCATAGAAGGTAGGTTTCTTTTTGTCTCCTTTTTTTACGCCCTCTCTTCTTTTGTATTGGTCTCTCATTCGAAGTTGAAGCATTCCCTCGTTATGGTGAAGAAGCTTCGTTGAAACGTCAAAACCTCCTTGTTCGTTATATGAAACGTCGAAATTGTTGATTGTACCCACATATATACCGTATTTAGAATTTCCGCGCCTTTCATACCGAACAAAAGGGTGAAGAAGATTTTCGTTCTCTACAGATCCCGGATTAATACGATATGGTTGATTTTCGGAAGGTCCAGATTGAAACAATTCTTGCCTTTTGCTTCTGTCGGCTACGTCAAGTATACTCCTACCCGGCGCTGTTGACCACCCAAAATCAATGATACAACTCATTCCCGGAACCAAAAAGTAAGGGGCAAGCTCTTCAAGCTGTTTCGGCGTCCAGCACTTCCAGTTTACCGTGATTTGAACTCTTGACCCTTTCACGTCAATTGAAACGGACTCGGCACCCGGCTCCGGGCGTGCCGCGTCTCCGCGCTCAAAGCTATACTGTCCTCCAAGCCCACCTCGAAGGGACTCTTCTCCTTTATCGAACGTTCCACCGGAAAGGATCTTTACCGCTTCTTTTTGCTCCCCCTCCGACGTAGGTTGAGCGTTAGAGATAAAACGAAACCACGGGGTTTTCGGGCGTTGAAGAGCCTGTGGGTCGTCTTTCCTCTCGTTAAATTCTTCTCTAATGTGGTCGGGTATCGGGTAAAGTACATCCATAACGTTCTTTTGTTAATTAATCGTTAATTTCATCAAGCCTTCGAAGGTAAGTGTTAATTTCTCTTGGATTGGGGATCTCTAAAACTTCTCCATTTGGAACCGAAAAGTCTCCTTTTCCTAAACCGTTGGCTCTAGCTATTACCCACCAAAGAGTAGAATCGTCGTAATACCTGTTCGCTAACGTGTCAAGACGATCTCCCGGCTCTGCTTCTACTCGAATCGTTCCGATCACGTCTTGGGGCTTTGGAGTGATTGTTGTAGTGTAGACTCTTCCCCGCCTGTTGTCACTTCGAACTTCTTGATTTTCGTACCTAGCCATAATGGTAATATGTTCTTATGCATTATCAAAATCTTGAATAAATGAACCGTCAAAAAGCCTGTCTCCGGTGTTTGGAAACTCTCTCTCGATAAGGGTGTATGTGCAACTTATGTCCGCTTGCTTTGGAAGTCTTCTTCCACTTCTAGTCTCCCAAGGGCTTTCGTCCGGAAAACTAATGTCTAAGCTTTGGAAGAATCCCGGCCATTTGTTTAAAAGGTCTCCTAACGTAATTTTCAAAAACGGAGCAAGCATATAAGCTCCACCACCTCGAAGCGTTTGAATGTTTGACGGATAAACAAGCCCGTTTAGATAATTGATTTTGTCCCAAAGGTTTTCAAACTCTTTTTCGCTTTGTGCAAACGTAGAAAAGCTAAACGAAAGAGACCTGCTGTTTCCACCGTAAATGTGATACTTCTCCGGTCTTCCGGCATACTGGTTGGAACTCCAGTTCGTCTCGTTAGATATGGAGATTCCTTGAAGATACGAACGAAAGACAAGCCGTCTTCTGTTTACCAAATCGTAAATGCGAAACGGAACCACGTCTTTGAATTCTTCTCCGTTCGGCCCGGTAAGAACCTCGGAATCATCAATTTCCCCGTTTGCTGTTTGGTATTCTTCGATTGGTTTTGAGTTTACAAGGTCTTCAAACTTGTCTTCACTGGAATAGTTCGGGTATCCATACGAAGCGTCCCCTTCTCTTCTATAAAGAATGAAATATCCGTCGTCTGGCTC